ACCTCCACCACCACCACCATAGGCTTGATTTGGGAACGGTGGACCACCAGGACTTGCTCCACTGGAACCACCAGGATTCCCTTGACTTCCACTACCCCCACTACCTGGAGAATATCCGCTATATGATGGATAAGTTGGTGCATAAGAAGGAGATCCGCCGCCACCAGATCCGCCGGCCCCAGCACCCTGGGTAGAAAGTGTTGGAGTCCATCCACCGCCACCACCACCCCCAGAGGCTGTTGTAGCCCCAGTTAAACTACTAGGATTGCCAGACCCACCCTGGCCATAAGAAGAAGATCCACCGCCACCTACCGTAATTGTTAATACTGTGCCTGGATTTTGTGTATAGGAGCCGTTAATGTAGCCGCCACCTCCACCACCACCTCCACCACCTGCTGTACTACCTGGCGGACCGCCGTATCCACCTGCCCCACCTCCAGCTATTACTAAGTAATTGACAATAACTGGACCTAATCCAGTATTAAAGCTGACTGTACTGGTTGTTGCGGCCACTATATTAAGATTGTCTTTAACACTAAATGTAGCACTCATTGACTGTATAACTGTTGGTGTTCCAGATAACACACCGGTACTAGCATTATACGTTAAACCTGTGGGTATGGTGCCTGTATACGAATAGGTGTAGGTACCTGAACCACCACTAGCAGTCAACGGATTATATGCGGTAATAGCAGTACCTATTATATAGGATTGTGCTGTGCTTATTGCCGTAGCAGTCATAGCAGAATATATTGTAAAATAAACTGTGTTGTTATTGTCAGCTGATATACCTGTAATATTATCTGTCACAATAAATGTAACAATAACACTACCAGCAGTAGTTGGTGTGCCCGATACTGCACCAGTGGTTGAATTTAGTGTTAATCCTGTAGGTAATGTGCTTGCGCTAAGAGAATATGTATAAGATCCAGACCCACCTGAGGCTACCAACGGATAAAATGGTGATATTGTAGAGTTTTGATCAAAAATTTGAATGGTACCAGCGCCATATGGTGTTCCACTAGCTGTGGCTGTTATAGTATTGTACACAGTAAAGCTAATAGTACCAGTGGTAGTTGCTACTACATTGGAGGAATCTTTAACACTAATCACAACATTTGCAGTACTATAAGTGCTAGTTGGTGTGCCAGACACAACCCCAGTGGAACTATTTATTGATATTCCACCAGGAAACGTCCCCGAACTTACATAATAGGTATAAGATCCTGTTCCGTTTGCTGCTAGCAATGGGTATGAATAACTGTATGATTTCCCAACAGTTAATATAGCTACACTATTAGCCGATGTAGCAGTTATGTGAGCATATACATAATAAGAAACACCAGCAACAGTTGATGCTATATTGTTTAAAGAATCTTTGACAGCAAATACTAGGTATACCCCGCCGGTGCCTACTGTATCCACCGACGGTATTCCTGTTACCGCTCCAGTGGTTGGGTTAAGACTCAAGCCGGGCGGCAAACCACCAGAACTAATATAGTATGTATAGGTACCTGTTCCGCCAGTTGCGGTTAATGGAGTAAAGCTGGTAGTTGTTACGCCTACTTCTAAATTCTGTGTTGTAGTTGGATTAGCTGTAGCTGTAATTGGCGAAGCAATGTATACTGTTTGAATACCACTGGTTGTTGCCGCTACAACATTAATACTGTCTTTAACGCTGATAGTAAAGGTGCTAGTGCCAGTGACAGTTGGTGTTCCTGAAATTGATCCAGTACTGGTATTTAACGATATACCTGCAGGCAATGAACCGGCGGAGACGGAATAAGTGTATAAGCCCGATCCATTGGCCGCCGTTAATGGATTAAATGGGGTAATTACTTGATTTGGTGTAAACAATCTTGTTGTAGTATTATTTGCGGTGGCCGTAATCACCGCAAATACTGTAAAGGTAATATTAACCGTAGTTGACGCAGTTTGTCCTAAACTGTCAGTGACCGTAAATCCAATATTGGTTGAGCTAGTAGGTGTTGTTGGTGTTCCAGATATCAGGCCTGTTGTAGAATTTAAACTTAAGCCAGCCGGTAATAATGTTGATGCTGTATAGGTATACGGTTGTGCGCCGCCAATGGCAACCAATGGATAAAATGATACTATTGTAGTACCAACTTCGTAATTTTGAGAAACAGAATTTGTTGCTACCGCTGATATAGTTGGGTTAACACTAAAGTTGATTGTACTTGCGGTTGAAGATACAACAAAACTATCTCTAACTTTTATTGTTACTGGACTAGTTGAGTAGATGGTAGTTGGTGTTCCGCTTAGTAAGCCAGTTGTAGGATTTAATGTTATTCCTGCTGGTAATATTCCTACACCAACATAATATGTGTATGCCCCCGTGCCACCAGTGGCAGTCAATGGGTTGAAGCTGACCATTGGTATGAGTATGTCTAAGTTTTGTACTGTTGTGGCACTGGCTGTGGTTGTTAGTGCTGGGTAAATGTTTATATTTACAGCACTGGTTGTAGTAGCAACTCCGCCAACCGTGTCAGCGACCGTAAAGGTTAATGTTATTGCGCCCAGTCCAAGTGTAGGAGTTCCTGACAATAGACCAGTTGATGAATTGTAAGTTAATCCAGCTGGTAATGGTGGTGCTCCTAATACAGAATATATGTAAGATCCAGACCCACCTGCGGCAACCAATGGTGTAAATGCAGAAATCTGTACCCCAGCTTCCATTGTTTGTGCTGTAGTATTGGCAGTTGCTGTAATTAATGAGTAGGTAGTGTAACTCACCGAACTTGTTGCCGCGGCTTGTCCGCCTGCACTATCACGTACTCCAAATATTACTGTTGCTGTAGAATAGCTAGCAGCAGGAGTGCCAGACACTAACCCAGTTGAAGAATTTAATGTTAAGCCTGGAGGTAAATTTCCACTGACAACGTAATAAATGTATGTTCCTGATCCGCCTGTGGCTCTAAGTGGTGTAAATGAAGTTGCTATTCCAACTTCTGTAATTTGTGCCGTAGTAGTTGCTGTAGCAGTTATAGCAGAATATACTGTAAAATTAACTGTACTAGTTGTTGTAGCTACTGCGTTATAACTATCCTGGACTGAGAATGTTGAAGTAGCGTTTGATGCTACAGTTGGGATTCCGGATAGTCGACCAGTTAAAAAACTATAAGTCAATCCGGCTGGTATAGCACCAACATTGGAATAAGTGTAAGCACCTGTACCATTAATTGCAATTAATGGACTGTACGGAGTGACCACAACTCCAACTTCAAGATATTGAGGAGTTGTGTAGGCTGTAGCACTGATTCTAACGTAAACTGTATAGGTAACTGTAGCGGTAGTTTGGGCTGTAAATCCATTGGCATCAATGACACCAAATACAATATTGTTAGTACCATAAGAATCAGTTGGTGTGCCGTATACTGTACCTGTGCTGGAGTCAAATGCTAGCCCGGTGGGTAATGTGCCGGATATAATAGTATATGTGTAAGGGGCAGTACCAGTGCCAGGTACAGCAAATAATGGAGTAAATGAATTCGTTGCCACACCTACTTCAAATATTTGAGCTGATGTGGTATAGATTTGTGCGGCAACCATTGTGGTGTATATATCAACACCGTTGCCTATTTGAACCCCTGACCCAATTAACATATTATATAAAGTACCCCGTTAAGTAGTATTTATCGACTACTGGTCGGGGTATATTACAAACCGTATCGGGAGTTAATTGCGTTGTAATTTTGTAGTATCTCAGCTGAACTTAGGGCACGACCATATACAGCCACGAGTGGGATGGCGCCATACCAGTAGTTATCACCAACACCTACGTTTTCATTTCCGTTGCTGACCCATTGGCTAAGAGTTTGCCCTGTGGTAGTTCCTACAGCTTGTCCATTAAAATAATAAGTTATCAATCCAGTGGCATCTTGGGTAACAGCCGCAATAAACCATTGATTCAGTGAGAGAGGTATGTTATTTGAAAATCCACCACCACCTGCGGTGCTGTAATGTATTTGATAAACTCCTGTACTGGGACTGTATATGTAGGTGTTAAAATTTCTGGTTCCGCTGGCTGTTCCAAACAAGCAACGATATGTAGTGGCAGTGATACTGGTTAGCCGTGCCACAATGAACACAGTCTTACCTGTGTAGGTTTTATTCCATTTGGCTGTCATTGTAGCGGCGTACTGATTGCCCGCTCCGTTGAAGCTAAAGTAGCTGGCTGTACCGGCACTAGTAAATGGTGGGTTTCCGGCACTAGGCAAGAAAGCATTATTAGTATTACTAGATAAGTCATACCAAGTTAACCCACTTCCGGGGTAACTGGCAGGATTTCCGGCATCTAAGTACAACAATGCGTTGTTTGTATTGAAGGTGCCGTCAACAACAAAACCTACATTATTAAGCGTTATACCAGAAATAATCATGTTACAAGTAATCTAGTGCCACGTGACAGCACAGTTGTTGCGAAGTGCTACCGCCTGTTGACGCACCTACAACAATCCAAGTTCCGCCTGGTGTCCAACTAGTAATATCAATAGCATTGTCGCATACTCCAGTATCGCCAGTATACACATAGGCATAGCGTTTAGCACCCACAGTTCTAACCATGATACGACTGGTCGCCCATATGCCTTGATAGGTAACACCTGCTCTAAAGGCCACAGCATTGCCAGCATTGGAACCATTGTTGTACCACTGTGTTTTGAGATTAGTATAGGTCAAGTATCGTAAACCAATAGCACCATTGGTTAGTCCTAGCGGTTGTGCGTTTCCGCCGTTGGTACTGCCACCAAATAATGCCCAAATACCGTCGGCGGCATTGACTCCTGTACTGGAGTACCAAGACCATTCCATGACAAAATCTCTAGTAAAGTCAAACCCAGCAACGTTCCACGCTACACTACCTGTTTGGTTAAGACTATTAGGAGTAAGTTGTACTCCATCGCTGGCATTTGAGTATGTAGCATTGCCCAACAATGAACCGGTGGTTGAGCCACCTGTTGCGGCATTACCGTGAATCATTGCTGTCCAATCAAATTTGCGTTGATTGGTGAATAGGTTGCTGGCAACCGTTACAGTATTACCAAACCAAGCTGGTGTAATACTTGTAACAACAAGTTGTCCTACACCATCGGGGTTAACTGTTATGTTACCGTTTGACCCAGCAACAGTGGTTAATGTAGTATTATTAGAAAATACCAGGTCACCACCTGCGGGTAATATTACGTTGCCTGTGTTATCAAATGTGTAACTATAACTACCGGCTACTAGTGTTACGTTACTGCCTGTACCGTAGATATTGCCAGCTGTACTAACGGTGCCAGTTGCTCCTGTTAGACCAGTTGCTCCAGTTGCGCCTACTCCTGTGGCGCCAGTTGCGCCATTTGTTCCAGAAAGTCCTGTGGCCCCTACTGTGCCCTGTGGGCCAGTGGCACCTGTCAAACCTGTTGCTCCATCATTCCCACTAGGACCAGTTGCGCCACTAGTTAAACCACCAAAAATACTTGTGCCGTTGGCAAATTGATAATTGTCGAATCGAATAATGCCAGCACCGGTAACGTTAATATTTTGTACAGTTAATGTGTTGTTGTTTGGATTATATATTAAAGATTCATCCGTATATGCTGCCGCATTGCCAGTGGATTTATCATACATTGATACATAATAATTTCTATTGGCTGATGTAGTTGATACGGTTTGATATAGAGAAACGTTACCAGTCTGGAAAGTACCGTTATAACCAGCAACATCTCCGGTGGCTCCTTGTGGTCCGGTGGCTCCGCTAGTACCAGTTGCACCAGTTGCGCCAGTAGTACCTGTTCCAGTTGCACCAGTTGCGCCATTTTGTCCCGGAGTTCCAGTTGCACCAGTAGTACCTGTGTTACCTTGTGGTCCGGTCGCACCTTGTGTGCCACCACCGCCAGCGCCGATCGCTGTGTTCTGGAATGTGCCATCGCTGAATATGATTCCTGGCCACATTGAGGGTGCAGGACTAGCCTGCATGTTGGTCTGTGGTAGTACAAGGTTGCCATCTGTACCAAAAGTCCAGCCGGCTTCATCACTATATACGGTAGAATCAGAGATGCTTAGATTACTGAGATAGGTACTGACAGGTGGAGCAACCGTGGGGCTAGCATCGACCCATTCTGTGCCGTTATAGATGTAAGTACGGCCATCATCGGTATTGTACCAAATTGTTCGAGTGCCGGCGTTGGGTGTTGTTCCTACTGTAGGAACAACATTAGCAATAGCTGTATCAACATAAGTTTGATTAGTATAGTTGGCATCATTGTTAAGCGCACTTACGTTAGTAGGAACCATGACATTGGCCACAGCGTCTGTTACATAAGCCTGTGTTGCGATGTGGTAAGTGGCAAAATCATTTGCCACATCAGTATTGGTGATATAGCCCACATCATTGACAAATCCTGATAAGGTAGTGGGAGTATCAACAGTGGGACTAAAGGTATTGCCATCAATGATCAGGTTGCCTGTTGAGTCAATAGTTAAGGTATGATATCCAACGTTAACATTGCCAACATTAGACAATAAATGATTGATTTGTGTTTGCTGGCCAGAGGCATTGGCTAACAAAGAATTTATATTGATAATAACATTAGAATCTAAATTATCAATGCTACTAACAGCCGCAGATAAGTTAGCTAATGTAGAATTAATATTGCCAAAATCTGATGGGCTAGCCATGGGATGACCACCGGGAGTAATACCATCCTGTACTCGTAGGGTACCTAATCCAGTGTCAATGATGATTTCGCCAACAGGGCCTACGTATGTACCGGCCGAGGCAGTATTGCCGCGTTTAAATAAGATTTGACTAATATTGATACGTGCCATAGTTCTTAGATTGTCCCACCATCAACTGAATATATATCTGTCGGACTCGGTGCCACTGTGGTTTCATAATAGCCCGGTAGTATTTCTAAGTCCAAAGGAACACCATAGTTGTCGTTAATATACACAGGACTTGTTTCGGTTGTGCTTGTAACGGTAGTACTAAATGTTAGTTTGTAAAAACGATTTTCTAAACTATTAATGGTGTTGGCATCAAATACAAAGGATCCTTGGCCTAACTGGATGTTGGCAAATGTTACAGCATAGCTTTTAACGGTAACTTGATTTGTAGGGTCCTGTATACTGGCGGTTACTGTACTGCCAGTGAGATCAACTGATTTTTGATCTTGATTTTTAACAATAACTTGGATAGGATTGTCTACACCTTGGTAGACTTTAATAGGGCGGCTATACACTTGGCGATTCCTTGTTGTAAATATCGTAGGATCAAAAACTTGAACTTCCGCGGTGTTTGGGTAGAGATATGCTTTTACGGTTATCATTTTAATCCTTTATCCTATATTTATACGATATTCTTTTGATTAGATGGCATCCAAAATATAAATAAAACTAATGAACAACGATAACACCACAATCCTTAACTCCTATCCTTTTCTTTCCCATATAACATACGGAGGTTGCGACTACATCGGAATCATACAAAATTCAGATGAAGTTATAACAACACTTTATGACTTTGGCTTATTAAAAGGTGAAGAAGTTAAGAAGATCTTCTTAACATTAGGCGAAACATGGTGGTGGGAAAGTAATAGACTTATGCCTATTAATGTGTTTTTAAAAGCTGATTGGGTGCTGTTTAGAACTTGTCTACGTACCATGAACAGCAAAGACGTGGAAATAAAAATGGGCCCTTATGTGAGCCTTAAAGAAATGTCAACTAAACGTAGTAAACGTAAATCAATCACTTTAGTCCGCAAAGTTAGTCAATAAGTTTTAATAATAGTACTTGTTATACTAAATCAACAAATCACACGCTGTAACGTTCTTGCTCAGTTAAAAGATTCATATGAACGCAAACGAGATGTGAGTAGGCCACACCGTGACTTTTTTTGAATCCATAACTACCATCGCTACTCTTTTCCCACACAGTCCTTGCGACCTCGGCCCAAGGCAGTCCTATTAAGTGCCGTTTAGCCGGACGTATTACACTCAAGAACATGGCCATCCTAGGAATTGAATTAACAGCTTCGGGCATCTTAATCAATGTTTTATAATGATTCCCAATATGTATTAGCTTACTACAAAACTCTGGATCGTATAACCTATCCCATTCTGGTTCTTGATCAATTAATTCTGTTAAATGTGTGTCATTCTTTATCTGGGTATATAATGATACGTTTAAAAAATCTAATTTTATATAGCCACGTTCCTCAGCCACTTCATAATCCAAACTAGCCCGGCCTGTAAAAGGATCTACTGGTACATCAGTTACATACACGCCAGTGTTATGCGCTACCCACTTGTCGTCACGATTGATACTTGCCGGTGTATGATCGAGCAAACTTAATGCTTGACTACGATCACTAAAATCTATATCAATGTCCGACTTAAATTTCATAGTCCAGCTTTTCCTAAGATATCTTTAACCCATTCGGTATCGGCTAGGTAGTCTTTAAACTTACGTTGCCAATGCTCGGGGTCGATCCAAGGTAACACTATTTGTACTTGTTCTTCAGTGAGCGAATCCAAGAAGGCATGTCCACTGTCACAGTTATATACCACCCAAGGGCTAATCCTGCCAGTGCTGATATGATGACAAATACGATTGCTATTGGCGTAACGAAAATAATCTGTAAAACCATTTTTAAGATTTGGGTGATCATCTGCATAATCTTGCATCTCCTTTAATGCTCGTTCAAGAGCGTCTTGTACTGCTTCACGGCGTAGATATTCATGTAGGTATGTAACATAAAATTCATCCTTGCACCACTGGTCTATTTTTTTATTGTTTTTTAACAGCCATTCTAAAAAAGCTGAAGGGTTGACGCCGCGTATACCAACCATGTGACGACCCCACTTAACGAAAGCATTATAATAAGGACTAGTGATAAAATCTGCATAACTTTTTAGCTTTGCGCTACCTTGTGTAATTTCATAAAAACGTAAGTAAGCCTTTAGGCCTAATTGTACTCCTACTTCTTTTTCTTGTTGCCAACGGCGCTTGGGCTCGCAAAGATGTACCATAAGGCTTGACTCCTTACGGAAACTCTTTTCACAATAGCGACACTTATAGGTCGGACTTAATTCGTTTATCATCCCATCCAAGTTCTTTTGCCATTCGTTTAAGATCATCTTTATCATTAATATCCGTTAATAGTTTAATGTCGTCTTCTTTAAGGTGCGGATATTGTTCGCGAAAAAACTTTGCTGCCTTGTTGTTATTTTCTTTTTTCTTGGGTGCAATCCATTGATGATACTGATTTCCCAGTCCCGGACTAACCGTGGTGGCTAACAACCACTGTAATTTTTTATGTTGCGCTGTATTAACATCAAAGAAATTCTTGTTTAAGCGTTCATTTGTACTCATTAGATAATAGGCCTGCATGTCTGCATTACCTGTTACAGTAGCACCGTAGCGAATCATCAAGAAAGGACTAAACTTTTTCTTTTCTTGGTCGTCAAGACTATCGTAGAATCCGCGATTCTTACGATCAAACGCAGTCATTTCACTCTTAATACTTAATTTATCTTCACTCATCGTCAATCTTTTGATTGTTACGTTTTTCTTGTATAGTTAATTTATCTTTATGCGTTTTACGAGGGTTACCACACAAGTAACAATCAGGATTGCCACAATCCATTGCGTGATGTTTTGCAAGACGGTGTGGCTCCGCTACTATAGGATCGTTCTTAGTAAGCCCGTGTACCTTAGCAATCGTTAATTGCCGTTTAATTGAATTCCACGCACGATGTAAACGTGTGCTGTGTTTGATTTTATCTTCTTCTTTGCTCATACTGGATGCCATCCCGGTGGGTCTTCACCTTTTTGTAATTCGTATATAATTATAACACGTTCTATAGCTTCTTGTAAAGCGGGATTTGTCCGAGCCAGTATATGAATGCGTTCCCATAACTCAACTCGTTTAGCCCTAGCATCTTGTTCTAGTAAATCATAGTCCCACCCAATGGGAAAACGATCGCCAGGATGGGCTCCTATTTCCCTGGCATAGGTTACACCGTTGGCTTTTTCGTATACGTAAGTGGCACCAGGTTTGAGTCTGCCCATCTTACCATACTTTACCGTAGTCTACTACTTCGCTTTGGCGACTAATGTCTTTGATAAAGAAAGCACACATTGGTTTTTCGCCTTCGGTTAACGGAATGGCCAACATCTGTCCAGGTTTGAGTTTAGGAAAATACCATTTAACATCTTGATAAATGTCCACAATTTCCACTGGATGGAATTCAGGTTTAAAACTTGTCAATGGATTAAATGTAAAAACGTTAAATCCGCGATCGTTAATACTAGTCAATGGCACTACTTCCAAGTCGCCAAAGTCGGGTTCGCCAATAAGTAGTTGCCAATCCACTGGCATACGTATAATGTTTTCGCCAATCTTTAATACCAATGCTGGACTATTAAATGATTCTAAAAAGATTAAAGGAATATAAAAGTAATCAGGATCTTTAGGATCGCTATTGTCCAATACACAAAATCTCACTTCATCTATCTCGTCTGGAATTGCATCCATGGAGTAACTTGTATTATCTAAGGTTAAAATCCTCATTGCCAGTTGGCCTTTTCTATAGTAAATGGGTAATTTGCTTCTTTATAAAAAACTTTGCGTTTTGTTAAATGTCTTTTTGCGAATTTACAGGTGCTGGTGACGTCCCAAATTTGGACGAAATCTTTGTCCTCCGCTTTCCTAATACCACGCCCGATGGACTGAATAACTCGTACAAAGGACTTACCAGGCTCAATAAGCACAAGATTAAAGATCCTAGGGATATTAATGCCCACAGCAGCAATACCATAGGTAGCCACAATAATCTTATCACTACTAATCGCAACTTCGTCATATTCATCTTTCCTGTCTTTGGCTTTGGTACTACCGCTTACAAATACAGCATTATCGCCTAGTCGTTCGGCCAACATCTTACCAGTGGCAATACGATCAATTAGCACAAGTGTATTGCCTGTGCCATTGACCTTGTTAACTAACTCTGTAATGTAGTCTATGCGTTCTGCATTTTCTGTTAGATATTTTAGTTCTTGTTGATAATCTTTGTACTCAACATGATCAACTAACTGTACAATATTTACATGGCAGTTGGCCAAGTGTCCTGCCTCTTGAAGTTCGCTAGCACTTAACTTGCCCACAACTGTGCCTAGACTGCAGAATATTGACACTTTTTCGTAATCTTCTTTAGGTATTGTGCCGGTTAATCCCCAGCGAATAGGAACATGTGCAAACACACCACACATTAAATCACGAAGAACATCGGCCTTTGCCATATGGCAATTAGATACCACGGCACCTTCTACAATGTAATTGTGATCATTTTCTATATGTAAATTATATACTTCTTGTGGTTTATTTATTTCATTTCTTTTTATTAATTTCATATAAAGCCTTTATTTTTTGTGCTTATTATTTCATGGCTAATGGTTAATTCATCTGCTCGACACCATCCTAAATTAGTTAAGAATTTATGGTTTCCTGTAACTTGTATTTTAACACCATTATCAAATTCTAATTCATACATTTTTTCACTGTGCAAATTGGTCTGATTTTTATGTTGTTTAATTACAGTATCTACTTTAAATTCTTTTGTAGTTTCAGAATAGTTAATAACTTTGTCACCTGGTTGCATATCTTTAATTACTTTGTAACCAGTAGTAGTTAATACCTTACTATCACCATAAAAACATTCATCCACCATGACTAGAACCACGTCTTCAATAAAGTCTGTAATGGTAACATCAGCTTCGTGGTTCTGTGTATTCTTTAAAAGGATGTTTAAACTTTGCCAAGTACAAATAGTATGCGTCTTGCCAAACTCCTTACGGTCTCCAAAGTAAACACCAACATCAAGTCCTAGGTTTTTATAGTCTGCTTCTGTTTGTGTTACTAGACTTTTATTTGGTACAATTACAATACTACGACCATATGGCTCTACTGTTTTACTTAGAGCCGCTGTCATAATAGTCTTACCTGCACCTGTAGCAATCTCTTGTATGCTCTGCGGATTTTGTAAAAAGTTGTTGATGATCTCAACTTGATAGTCGCGGAACACAATAGGTTCTCCAGCATTAGGATGTCCCGCTGGCCAGGCAATATCACCAAAGGTATCTTCTTTAAATTCTGTAAACTCAAACTGTGTGCGGTATGTGCGTTGATCATCTACTTCGACGTCATAACCCTTACTGTCTAAGTAGGCTAGTATGTCTGGTAATAGATTAATATAACTACTACCGCCAAGTTGAAAGAACGCGACTTTGCCGTCCCATCGTCCTAGTCTTACACTAGGTTGATATCGTGCTCCAGGTATTTCGTATTTGAATTTATTAACCAGGTTTTTACGGTCAACAAGATCTAGTCCTTCAATCTTGACGTTGACTTCATCCTTAATTATTAATCTAGCTTGCAAACTGTTGTTCCTTTGGTCATTGTATTATACACTTCTTTAGCAAAGTATACAACCTTTTCTGCTGTCTGTATCCAAATTTGGCGATCTCCGCCGTGCAACATACCAGCACTACTAACCAACAACGGAATACGACCAACGGGCTTACGTGGTATCTTAGTAGTGTATACGACCTGGGCTGTATAATCTATTTCAACTTTACTGTCTAGTGTTTGTATTTGTCCTGGAAAGACCTTATTAAATTCAACCAATAGTCTACCCGATAAATCCGGTTCAAATACAAATATAGGAAAACGATCTGTAGCACGAGCATACTCGGCAATATCCTTAACTAAATTTGGTCCAGTATTTGTATCAACTTTAAGCTGGCGGTTAGCACACAGGCTCCAAAATCGTGTACCAAATTCATTAATAACTGTTTCAGAAATATCTTTACTTACACTATAGCCCAGGGTAGGAGCCCAGTCTATTAATTTAATAATATTGTCCGGGGACCAGCCACCTAAATGTTCAGCGACATATTCCAATAAACTATCAGCGGCGTTAGTTATCCAAACTTTATCGTCACTGTAACATAGTTCTATAACATACGGCTGTGCCTCTCTTGCTAATAGTAATTGCATTAGCGTTTCGACACTACTATCTATTTCAAAATTGTTATTTCGAGCAAAGGTATAAAACCAATTTAAGTTCCACTCAGTTAATGATACGTGCTGTAATTTTTCTGTGCGATCAAATTTAACTAATCCTTTACTTTCCTTGGTCATATCTCTAATCTGTTCAATCAGCCGAACATCATAAGGGAACTTAATTTTAAGAATATCGTTTTCTATCCAAACACGGGTGGTACGATCGATTGTTCGTATTGGTAAACGATATTGTGGAGTTACTTTTAATTCAGAAATATCAAGTTGATGTTTAAACAGCTGACGTTCATACTTGATAATTAACTCTAAGGCCAATTTGGCCTGCTTATCTGTGTATCCTTGCCCGCCCGATGTTTGGGCTGCTAAACTAGGTACGACCTTCATATCATATCGTGCCAGGTTAATAATAGGCTCACATACAGTAAACAAGTTATTGTTGGCCTTACCATTGGGTTCTTTATATCCCCCAATGATTTCCATATAATCTTCAACGTGCGGATGTTTATACATAGGACTAGTATAGCATATTTTTATTGCGAGATCAAATAAAAAAACCCCGAGTATTTCTACCCGGGGTGTGAAACCATAACTCAGGAGCTAGAGCGAGCTATGGGTTGGAGCCTTTCGGCTCCAAAACTTATGCCACCTTCATACAAGTTATTCCACTTCTGTCATAAATAAATATATGAATAACTTTTTACCTAACAAATACACTAAATGGTATTATAATATAATCACTTCTGCTAAATCAACACTAACAGAAGGATATACTGAAAAACACCATATACTTCCAAAAAGTCTCGGCGGAGATAACTCTACCAATAACCTTGTTCTCTTAACTGCTCGCGAACACTATCTATGCCACTTATTACTTGTTCGGATGACCACCGGAACAAATAAAACTAAAATGCTTCGTGCTATGAATGCCTTTAGTATATCAAGTTCAAAAAATCCAAGACGACTAACTACAAGACAATATCAAAAAGCACGATTACTCACTGCCAATGTTCCTGCCTGGAATAAAGGTAAAACTCTTGCCGACTACACACCAGAACAACAAGAAGCATTTCAAAAAATGGCCGAAACTAAACGAGGCTCCAAACAAACTGCTGAATCTAATGCTAAACGCTCTGCTACTATGCGAAATCGAACATTTACTGCCGAACATCTAAACAACTTATCTAAAGCACTTAAAGGTAGAGTTAGCCCAACTAAAGGTATGACTCATCCTAAAACCCCTTGCATACATTGTCACCGTGAAGTTGCTCCTAACATTATGGCCAAATATCACGGTGACCGTTGCAAGTTTAAGTAGCACTACGCATACACGTCACCTCTGCCATAGCTTTCCATTTTAGCGGGAAACTCTTTTTCAAGTCAGCAATCTTAATAGCCATACGCAACGACATCTCACGGAACTTGTTCTTGTTATCTTCCATGTAAGCAATGATTTCGTCTTGTTCACATTGTTCAAACTCGTACGTGTCAAACAAGCCACCATCTTGGGCGATCTGTTTAATACGTAACACCTTGTCACGCATGGTGTCAAGTGTTAAGTCTAGATAATGGCAACGAGATTGTAACGCATCTAAGTGATCACGCAACTTTTGGCTTTTCATTTTGTCAAACTTCAAGTTGGTAATAAAGATTACGCTACCCTTAAACTCGAATGAGTCAGGAACTCCCTCACGACGTAGCATATGACTGTCCGACAACCATGAAATCTTACGTTTCTTGCCGGAGTCCAAGGCACCTTTAAGTAAATTTAAAGATGTGTCATCAAGCAAGATACTATCACAGTCGTCAAATACTAACATACAGTTGGCATCACTGTGCTTATACAAGGCACAATATAGACCAAGGGCACTGGTACTACCTTTAATAACTTCGGCACGTAGACGCTTACCTGAAATTTGATCAAACAAGCAGGCCTTTTCTACAATACGCTCTACACCAAACGACTTACCAACTCCCGGGGGACCCGATACAATCATAGCCCGGATATCACCTGTGGTAGCGGCAGTAGTCATTTCGTCTAGGATCTCAAAACGCTGACGAATACGTTCAATAACTGCTTCGTCAGATTCTGCACTCTCTGTTTCTAAAGCGATGTCTTCGGCTACCGGAGTATTGCCGGCTTCAACAAATTCTGCTTCGCTTACAAACTCGTAATCACTCATTGCTTCGACTTTCACACGGATGTCTTCTGGAAAACCAGGAAACTGTTCACCATTTTTTACAGTAACATAGTTACCTTTTGCTGTCTGCTTAAACTGATCTACTAGTTGGAATACACGACCAGAAACATCTGTTGCACGATAAGCACCTGCTTTGATACGAATAAAGGCTGTTGTCATTCTAGCTCACTCCTTATTGTTAATATACTACTATTATATACAAAAACGAATTATGGGTCAACCTTGGGTTAAGCGCCATAATATACTGCATCAGCATCGGCAGACTCTTTGGCCTGTTCCAACACATCAAAGTCTGACTCTTCTACCGACCAACCCTGACTACGCAATTCAGCGCGACCTTGAGCTGTTTCCTTCATTGCATCCATAGTGTCATGAATAGCAGTAATACTAGCCTTCAACCACTCTGCACTACGCCATTGTTCCGGTGTAGCCGAACGTGGACGATATCCATAAAAGTCTTTATGGAAGTCACTGTAGTAACTTTGTAAATCATCAACTGTTAAGGTATCTAAATGGTTCTGGCTCATAACTACTCCTAATTAATTACTATACAACTATTATAGCAAAGAACGAATTATGGGTCAACTATTTGCGGTAGCGTATGGGCTGTATTCTTCTGTGTCTAAAAACAACACCGTTTTGTTAGTAACTGCTAACTTACCCGGAATAGTTTCTGAATAATCATATTCCATTGAATTAATCCAATCAGTATATTCTCGATCAAAAGGAAATGCATTATCATATTCATTATCGATAATCATATTCTTGAGTTTCATTATAATCCTTAATTAAATAGGTGAAAATACTGGGCTTGTTTTTCTAATTGCTTTTTTTCAAGTTGCTGTATTAATACTAAACTAGAATAGATTTGGCGATTATCTACTGAGTGTTCTTTATACCCTTCCATTAACATTTCTAAATATCCATCGCTGGGATATTCATCCGGTAAATCACCAGTCATATAATATGTCATTGCTTTAACTGATTCACCATTATAAAATACATTAACGATTTTCTTTAGATAATAGGTAGGATAACCTTCTAATGCGTCTAAGGCCATTTCGCAGTCAGGAGTAATATCCCATAATACTCCTTGGGTAGCATAATCGGGATTTTCGACGATATCTGCGTGACGGGCAAAACGGAATTCGTGTCCATAAAGGGTGGCTTTGCCAAGACTAACAGCCTTAGGGCAACGATTGGCCATTTGGGACAAGTTAGTATTCATACCATAGCTGAACATTAGTTTGTTATTTTTCATACTACAAGTATAGCAGAATTAGAATTATCAGTCAACCGTTAAAAATACTGGCAGTTATCTCGGGGAAAATAGCACTCGTTATATTGTTGCGGGACGAGCTTGTTAATTTCTAATACCGTACTTTGACCTAAGCCAATAGCCAGGCTGTAAGTAAAGCCTTGATTGCACACTACTAAGTCTGCGCCAGCAATGACATTGGCTAATTCTAAGAAGTCTACAACAGGATGATAAGGTACGGTGATACCAAATGTGGATTCAAAGTCTTTATGCTCTGCAGGAGTACCTACAAATATACTATTATCTTCTAACATACCAGTGGCAATAATATCGCGCCAGCCTTGTTCTCCATTGGGTGGACGATAACGTAAGCTACGAGTAACCACAACAGGTTTGCTCTTAACAGGATCTGCTTCTAACCAAATGACTTCTTTGTCTACTTCATTAAATGTTAAATTAAAAGCACGATGATACGCTTCTAAGATGTTACCTTCGAAGGTACGATATAGTACACTACGATAGTGATCCA